TTTTTTTTTTTTTTTTTTTTTTTTTTTTTTTTCTTTAAAACTGAAAAGTGTTTAGACGAGGTAACCTCACTGCACTAAACCCCAAACAGTTCTAAATACCTATCTTCCACTTCAGGTGGCCGAACCACTCGACGAAGCGTGCCGACTAGGTCAGGGATTGGAACAAAAGTAAATAATACATAATATTATATGCTATGTAGTATGGACTTCTGGCGCATTAGCGCTACATCTGGCGAACACCTAGCAGAGTATGCATGTTTCTATTAACATCGTCTGCTGTGTGCCGCTCGGTATCCTCTTCGGTGGTTCCCACCCTACCGTCCAGCCCGAACAAGCGATTTGTTGTTGAACGCAGTGCTGCTGCCTTCATTTGAATGTGTGCTTCGCGTGCTCGGGCGGGAGTTTTCGATGTCATTTCATAGAAATCGAAAGCATATCGGGCTAATGACATATCGGCAAGGTTTCTTTGTAGCCCATATCTTGGCATGTATGGCCGCTCAAAATTCTGTTTTTCAATGTATGCTTCAGCTAGATTGCTAAAGTGAGCCATAATTTGCCTGAAGGATGGTTTGGCATGATCGATTAGTGGTTTAATTGGATACTCCACTTGTTCCTCGCCATCCATCATTATCCAGACTCCATTTATGTTTGGTGATGTACCATTTTCAATACACCACACCATTAATCCATTCATGAGTATGGACATCCCAGATTCATCAACTTCATACTCATTCATCACATGATTGTACCATGCTTTAAACTGTGAGTCAGTCGCACGGGTGTTCGAAATCCGTGTTTGATCTGGTTTATATTGCAGTAAATGTTCCAAGTTTACAATTGCGTTGCCACTGACTTTAGGCAAGCTCATTTTTGAAGATAGACCTTTGTGCCTTGGTACACTAAAGGTTCCTGATGTGCCTGCGTTGACATCACGATCAGGTACTGGTTCCTGTGGGTTTGCAGCGGGTGCTTTACCAGAATTCTTCTCGGTTTGCTTCAGTGGTGCTCCAGCGCCAACAATTTTGTTATCGGCTTGATGATACACTTCTGGCCACTCATCATCTGCTGGCGCTAGCATGAGACTTCTAAGATATACTTCAAGCTCAGACGGTTCTGGTCCCACGCTAGTATATAAATTTCTGAGTGCAGATTCAGATATGTATGGCGCCTTTCCTTCACGTGCCAACTCATTGTATGGTGCCTGTTCCAGAACCCATGCGTAGAACACACGAATTTGGTGTAGTAATTCAGTATGTCCCCAAGCTTCAATCATCGATGCACATATAGCCTCAAGTCTGTGCTCTGGCTTGTCAGCTCGGTCCCATTCGAGAATGGAGACGACACGTTCCTGCTCCAGCTTTGGAATTAGAATGCCATCACGTGGCATACACTGGTGAGACATGAACCACAAATCTGTTTTCTTGCTGGTTCTACTCGAGAAGTCATATGACAAACCAAGTTCTTTAAAGTATTCCTGGCACGTGTCAAGGAACTGTGTGTGTTGTGGGTGCACAGCTATTACCAAATCATCGCCATTTGCGAAGTAAACGCACATTTTCTCTTGTTGGTCCAGTGCATATCCGCTTCTGAGTAGTGAATATTGTACAGCCAGTAGAACCATGAGTGTGTTGTCAACGACAGTGGAG